CAGAGTATATGATGGAACAGGAATACAAAAGATTTGGGCAGTTGGTATGGGGTGTATGTTAGTAAAACGAGAAGTTTACGAAAACATACCAGCACCACATTTTAGAATCTCTTGGGACGAAGTTAATGATAGTCTCATGGGAGAAGATATATACTTTTGTACAAAAGCAAAAGAAGCAGGATACGATGTCTGGCTAGAAAATGATTTGAGTAAAAACATTGCTCATATCGGTACAAAATCATATACTATAAAAGGCGATTGTAATGATTAATTTTAAAGATTTGAAATCAGAATTATTTGAGTTTAAAGAACAGAATGTAATTACTCCATGGGATAGATTGAAAAAGCATATATTCCAGAGTTATCCAGTACATGAAATCGATCAAGCATTACCTTTATTTGACGACTATTTAGACGTCGCTAGACAATATAACACTCAATCAGATATGGTTTGGGTACTGGAAAAGGGCAATGTTGTTAGAGAAGATTTTCCCTGGCATTATAAACCAAGTGCTGAAGGACGTAGTTTTGTACATGAGTTTCCACGTATTGGTAAAAGAAGCAGACGTAGTGTGCGTTGGGGAGATTTGAGACTTGTACCCACAGGCGGATTTGCTCATGGTAGTTTAAAAAATAGTATCCATGCTACTTACCACGATGCTGATTTTGAAATCTTTATGATTAGTTTCCATGAAGCAGAAGCAGATAGAAACTTTACTAGCCTAAAAGAACGTTTTCCTGATGCCAAACATGTAAAAAATATTGAAGGTATTGGCAATGCTCATAGGGAAGTTGGTAAAAGAGCAACTACTGAAATGGTTTATATAGTTGATGCTGATGCTCAAATTATGGAAAGATTTAACTTTGATTTTATCCCGCCATTATCAAGTAGACATAACACGACTTATGTGTGGACTGCCAGAAACCCAATCAATGGATTGGAATACGGTTATGGTGCTGTAAAACTATTCCCTAAAAAACAACTAGAAGAAATGGGACATGAACTTCCTGACTTTAGTACTGGTAGTTCGTTCTATCAACCAGTTAGTGACGTAAGTAACATTACCAACTTTAACAAAGATCCATACAGAACATGGAGAGCAGCATTCCGTGAATGTGTTAAACTAGCAAGTCAGATTAATCCAAATGCTCCTGTGAAAGAGACCGCTGAACGATTAGAAGCCTGGTGTACTGTAGATAATGGTGCTCGCTTTGGACGCTACTGTATCAAAGGCGCATTGGAAGGTAGAGAATACGGCGAAGCAAACAAAGACAATGTTGAAGCATTAAACAAGATCAATGATTTTGAATGGTTGCGTGAACAGTTTGTTGCTAGTATGAAGAAGCGTATTACTGCTGGTTAAGATTACTATAGATTGTACGAATTTTTTTAATAATTTGTCTGTTGAATAACTGAGCCTTTGCTCCGTTATGTAATGGACGCGGCCAATTACCTATCTTAACCCAGCAAAATCCATCACTTTCATTGTTTAGTTGCGGTATAAATTCTTGTACTACTTCTACAACAAACGTATTATATACAAATTGTTTATCAGGGCTGGTAAATTTGTTTAGCGGATATACTTTTTGTATATCAGGCACCATTCCAATTTCTTCTTCTAATTCTCTTAATAGAGTATCAATAGGGCGTTCCTTACCCTCACTCTTACCACCAAAAAATCCCCAGGTGCGAGGATGACTGGTATCTCCACTTCGTTGTTGTAGCATAACTCTACCAGTATCACTACTTAAAAATAAACAACCACTTGCTTCAATCATCTGTAAAATCCCAACTGTTAATTTCGTTTTTGACAGTTTCAATTATTTGTGGATACTCTTTTAGATTCTTACTGATGCGATCATGGTATTCCTCGACTGTAAAGTTAGGATTATACTTTTTTAGTACCTGATAAAATCTATGATAGATATTTGGCTCATGTTCGTTGTACTCAAAGTATAGTGGCATATTGTTGTTAATAGGCCAAAATAAGTTAGCAATATGATCATAAGCCGCCCGCCAAGTGTCTCTTGTCATAGTTTTGGCTTCCATTATGTTTGATAAATTAACAAATTGTGTTTTTATAGGATGATCTAAATTTTCTTTCCACTCATTAAAACTTAGTATACCACTATTTAATCCGTAGTTTGGATCCAGATATTCTTTGGGAGTACGGTATAGTAATGCGTATTTGATATTTGGATAATCAGCATACAATTCGTCAAGCAGTCCATTTTTAACTACTTCTAAATTCATAAAAGTAATTTCTACACACACGCTATCAGTATGCTTTAATCTAGCACGGAGTACTCTAATAGTATCTAGTGCGCTGTCAGATTTATTGTTAAGCAGTTCATGAATACAATCATGACCGTCTACCTTAATCATTGATAATCCTTACATGTAAAGGCGCCAGAATGCTGGCTTGTATATACCTTCGTGACTGTTTGTCCATTCAGTGCCGTCCCAGGTAAGTTGATCACTGCTGGCAATATTTTGTATATAATGTCTAGCACTAGTATTTTTGCTATCAAAACTAACAACCCAGGCACTGCCGTTATATTCAATAATATCATTTTCGTTTGCTATTAGTCCACCATAGTTTGCTAATGGTAAGTCTTGTGTTAACAAGTAACGATGTCCGATTACAGGAGCAGGAACAATACCATCACCTGGATAGTTTGCTTGTGGATTAAGAATAGCGTCAACAGCGTTTAGTGTATTGTTTGGTAATGTACTGTTATCAATAGTAACAATTAATGCATTACTATTACTTGGGTCTGTTTCAAGTTTACCAATAACATCGTTAGATGGATCTCCAGGATTATCTCCTTTTCGTAGTCTTATTTGACTGATGCCATCTCTAAGTTCACCAAACGGACGTAGATCATCTTCCCAGGTTAGTGTAGCGCCAGACGCATCTGTTGGCTGGCCGTTTTTATTAAGCAAGTATGCTTTGCCGTTTTCAAATCTAACTTGCCTGTCTTCAAAAGTTACAACTGTATACTTCAAAGAGGTAGTGTCAAAACTTTCATTGTTACGGAAGTTATCTAAATCTTCGCCGTCTAAACTGTATAGTTCACTGATTAAATTATAGATAAGTTTTTGTTGTTTAATTTTTGCTGGTGGATTAATAAGCACTGGTAGTTCAAATGTAAGTGTACTAACATCAATAATGTCATCTATAGTGCTACCCACTGTTCTGCTACTCCAGTTCATTGTAGTCATTTCCACATAACTTAGTGCACTCCAATCAAAAGGATTATCACTTGTTCTGATGTTAAGTGTTGGATTAAACAACACCAATATTTGTTCCAATAACTGTAGTTTTTGATCTGTGTTACTTGTCCAGATGTCAGTATTCATTATCATTTTATATGGAACAGGCGCATGTCGTTCAATAGTATATTTGTTACCACTCTCATTCACATATTGTCCTGTAGACTGATCTAATTTCTTTTCAAATACTTGAACTTTATCAACATGATCCTGATAAGTTCTTCTATCAGACGCCATTTCTAATCCAGTAACACTACAGGCAATAAACGGAACACTGTTTACAACGTTCTCTGAATTTTCACGGGTTATATGTGCTGCCATGCGATTAATATCACCATAACGAACTGGTACTTGTTGATAAATCGGTAACTTATTATCATCCAAACCCATTTGTACACTGAATCCACTAAACAGCCTAATAAACTGTTGAATGTATCTGCGAATCTGTTTGTCGTAAAAATACTGTTGTGTCATTATTCAAAATCACTCTTGGGTTTAATAACTTGGCTAAGTGGTTGGCGCTCTGGAAATTCTTGATTATCAACAACTGTTGTAGCGTCGTTGTTGATAAACGAACTAGCATTATATGTTCTATCACTCCAAGTTTGTTCAGTGATGTTATCATACAAGCGGTGCCATCTACTACCACGGAATACAAATAAACGATTTGGCTTAAAGTCTGTTCTTACAAAATAATCACCATCGTTAGGATCAGTAGGAAACTGATCACCTTGTTGTAGTGTTTCACCGTGTTCATATTCATTATCAGTTGGCTCTTGACCGAACAAATGTTCTGTTAATGGCAAACCAACTGGATCGGCAATCTCTGCCGCTTTAACAATAGCATTACTAATGTTAAGTTCTGTTTTATAGTTACTCAAATCATTCTTGAGACTGTTTGGATCGTCCGCTGTACCAAGGATATCACTGTATTCTTGTGTATCTGTAAGTGGTGCTACTTTAACACGCCAGATATGAGGATACCAAGTTTGGCTAAATCCTTCACTACCGCGGCTAGCATCTTGTACAACATAAAATTTATTTACAGCATCTTTCTCATGGCTTAGTAATAAGTCATCTCTTAGATGTGGTAATTCTAGTACGTCTCCAGGCATTAATCGTCTGCCCAGTTTCTCTACACAGTCGTTCATATGGAAGGTAATAAACAGTGTGTCGTTAGTTAAGAATAAACCAAACTGGCTTAAATCAAAGTCGTTATCGCTTACATTGTATACGCCACGTAGCTCATATATATCAGGATCGTATTTGCGATCTCTGTTTTCCATGAATAGCAAATCTTGTACTTTTGTTTCGTTAATCCAACCTTCTGGATTAATGTCAACACCTGTTTCCAGGTCTACTTCTAATCCACTTCCATAATTGGGTTCAGTAGGGTCTTCAGTGCTTAACTGTTGTTTAGGCCCTAGATACTTATGTACATGTACCGCGGTCCCGCCAATAAGAAATTGCTCACGAATATTTTTATCCATGAAGTTATAATCATTTCCTTTGTACGGTTTGTAAAGACTTAGTCTTGGCATACTTTCATTCCCTTATACTGTATTTATTTAATTGTTGCTGTACCAAAAATTAAGTTCGTCCAAAACCATGTCTTTTAGTTGCTCAAAATCAATGATTCTATCTTGTTGATTCCTGGATTCACACCATTTATTATATGTTTCAAAGCATTCTCGGTAGTTGTTAATCATGCTTGCCTTTTCCATCATGGTGTTTAGTTTAATTGGTATAGGATTAACAAGAGTTCTGTCCTGTTTCATATCCCACATCTTTTTAGATACTGTATTGTACTGATCTAAATGTTGCTTTAAAAATTCCTGATGATTTACTGATAAATCTGTTCTTTCAGCTCGTATCATTAAATCAGATGTTTTGGAACCAGTAACTTTTTTTTGGTTTTGTGCTACCTGCGCTGGTGCTTCTAGCAACTTAATTTCATTACTGTTGCCTAATAGTTTAACTGACTCTTTGCTAATTCCGCTTGTATCACTAAACAAGTAATGACACGAATTCCAAAGTTTAAAATCCATTCCCATACTTTGTTCAAATGTATGGGCTTGTTCATTGTTAGGATAAATGTTTAACTTCTTTACAAACTCGTCTAAGTTTTGGCTATCACGCTCATAGTAATAGTTGATATTGATATTAAAATGGTCTGAAATCCATTTTTCGTATTCAAGATAGGTATCCAAGTATTGTGTTAGCATTTCTTGATCAACATCAATACCTTTTTCCATTACCTTATTAAACGCTATGCCTTTTTCAGCATGTGTAAACACATTTAACTTTTTACTTTCAGTTTGAATTATCCAACTCAGTCCGTACTCAAATAAGTTCTTTCTTTTGGCTGCTATTAGATAGAAATTGTTGTTAATGTAGTCATAAAATTTTAACTGATTTTCTAGGCCATCATTTCTGTTGTGTAAATGATACAATGCCAGTCTGCTAGTTTTATAGTGATCTGTCCTATCTAGTATGTCAATAATTTCATCTAGACTTTGGTGATATCCCCATAAACGATTACCTTGTGAATCCTTGGTGGGAGGTTTGCCCACCATTTCACGCTGATGCTTTTCGCTATAGTACAATTCTAATCCGTTTGTGAGTTCGTGTAAATTTACCACAGGCTTGTCATAATTATGTGATTGCATAATTATACTAATATAACGTTGTAATAAAGTTGATCCAACTCTGTCAGGAGTAAGCACTAGAACATTCATTTTTTATTATACCAAAAATCTAGTTCGTTGTACACACTTTCATCTAATTGATCTGGTGTTATGATTCTGTGTTCTTGATCTTCATCTACACACCATTTGAGAAATGCCTCATACAGTTCTTTAAAGTTTCTCACCATACTTGCTTTTTCCATCATGGTGTTTAGTTTAATTGGTATTGGGCTAACCATTAGTCTGCGGTTTTTAAAATCGGACATCTTTAAACAGATTTCATGATACTGCCCAAGATTTTCTGCTAAAAACTCCTGGTGAGGTAGTGACAAATCTGTTCGTTGTATTCTTTCACTTACATCTGTCAGATGTCCTAGCACACGATGTCTTTCCATGTCGTCATTTTGCTCTACTTGCTTTGGCGGTTCCAGTAAAATTTTATTTTTTTCTGAGCTAAGTAGTTGAGGTATAGAATTGCTAATGTTACTTCCGTCACTGATTAAGTAATGACAAGTATTCCAAGTTTTAAAGTCCATTCCCATCACATCTTCAAAAGTAACATCTGTTTTGGTTGGGTAAATGTCTAGACTACTTACATAAGCGTCTAAGTCTTGTATGTGTTCTTCATAATTGAATACACTGTCAACTCTAAAGTTATCTTCTAACCATCTTTCATACTTGAGATATCTACTCAAATAATTTGTAAAAATTTCAGCATCAACATAAATGCCATTAGCAACTAATTTGTTAAACAATCCAGACTTTTCAGCATGACTGTACGCATTGAATCTTTTTGTATTAGTTTTAATTACCCAACTTAGGGCATGTTCAAATAGATTCAATCGTTTCGCCGCAATAATGAAAAAATTATCATTGATATACTTGTAAAACTTTTGTTGATCTTCTGGTGCGTCTTTTCGATTAACTATATGATACAGTGCCATACGACTAGTTTTATAATGATCAGTGGTATCCAACATGGTTATAATTTCATCTAAACTCTGATGATAACTCCAAGTACCAACACCATTTTCATCTCTAGGGTGTGGCTTCCCCACCATAGTTCTTTTAAATTCTTCGTTGTAGTAAGTTTCTAGACCATTGGTTAATTCATGTAGATTTACTACTGGCTTACCGTAATCATGCCCTTGCATAATAACAGTGATATAACGCTGTAACAGGGTGCTACCAACCCTGTCAGGCGTTAAAACGATAACATTCATGGGAATCCTCTCATAAGTTTCTAGTATTTATCGGTTGACAAAGTGTAAGAATATGCTATTATGGCTATATAGTGGTAAGGAAAATCTAAACAGGAGTATTTTATGGCTATTTCAGTACCTCGCAAAACACGCAAGCAAAAGGCTCGTGCCGCAATCCGCCGTAAAGGCAAAGTAGCAACTGTTGATTGGACAGATGCTGACAAACTAAGTGGCGCTGAGTATCATAAAAAGCGTCGAGCAGCAACAGATGAAATTTATAGTGAAGTTAAAGCATCTGATCTACATGCGTTTATTTACACTTACATGAAAAAAGAAGGATACAGCGCAAAAGATATCAAATGCGCCAAAGCAGCTACTATAATTAGTACCACTGCTGGCATCTATGCTAAACTGCTACTTGATGGCATGCCAGATTATCATGAAGCTCAGGCTGAGTATTGGGCATCGCTTCCTGGCACAAGTGGTGAACTTCGCCCTGTTAGTGAATTTGTCAAACGTGAAATTGATGAATCCATTAAACGTGGTAAACCGCTGGTAGCACAAAAAGAACGAGAAGAAAAACTCAAAGCACTGGCAGAAGGAAAAGCATACAAACCTACTATCCAACAAATTATGCACGAAACTTCTATCAACATGAGTGAAGGTTTGGAAGAGGTTGTTGAAGAGTTTATTACAACTCAAGATCCTGCTGTTGTTAAAAAGTTTGATGCTTATCGTGTATTGGTAGCGGCTGAAGCCAAGGCCAATCATGCTCGTATTATCAAAGGTTTTTACGAAGGGTGTTATGACGAGTTGTATGAAGTAAACAATTTACCTACGCCAGCACAACGCAAAAAACTCAGTGAAACAGAGCAAGATCTTATTTCACAACTTGAAGAAGGATACAGTCATTATAGCACTGCTCAAAAGAAAGCGGCATTGGAACTGTACAAAAAGATTATTGATGCTTGTGATATAATTATTACAAGTCAGAAAGCAACTCGTAAGCCACGCAAGGTTAAAGAAAAGAGCGCAGATCAAATTGTTGCTAAACTTAAACTAAAGCAAGCAGATACTGATTATGGTATTGCTAGTGTGGCACCAGCGACATTGATTGGTGCTGTGTGTGCGTTGGTGTTTAATACTAAAAACCGTAAACTTGGCATGTATGTAGCAACTGATGCTGATGGATTTACTGTAAAAGGTACTACACTACAACGTTATGACGAAGCGCAAAGTGTACAAAAGACGTTGCGTAAGCCAAATGAAGTATTGCCTAAGGTTAAAAAGACAACCAAAGCAAAAGCAATCAAAGAATTTGGGTTCCTGAAAACAACTGAAACAAAACTTAACGGTCGCTTCAATGAGGAAACAGTTCTTCTGGCAGTTTTTAAATAAATACTAGCACAGGAGAACAATAATGAGTGCTAGAAGTGATTTAATCAAAGAAATGGAACTCCGCTTAGGCGGCGGTATGGTTGATGTTGAACTCGATCCGGAACATTATGAGTTAGCAATAAACAAGGCTGTACAAAAGTATCGTCAACGAGCAGAAAATTCGGTTGAGGAAAGTTTCGTCTTTGTTACACTTCAAGAAGATCAAAACGAGTACACACTACCGCCTGAAGTTATAGAAGTAAAGGATATTTACAGACGTACAACAGGCGTTAGTAGCGGTACTGGTAATGATATTGAGCCGTTTCAAGCTGCATATCTAAATACTTACCTACTACAGGCTGGCAGAGCAGGCGGACTTACTCAGTTTGACTTTGTACACCAGTACAGAGAAACAATGGGTAGATTATTTGGCGCAGAAATATTGTTCACCTGGAGACCTCAAGATCACAAATTGGTATTACATCGTAAAGTTAAAGCAGAAGATACAGTAATACTACATTGTTATAATAATCGACCAGATGAGAATCTACTCTCAGATACCTACGCAGGTCCTTGGCTAAAAGACTATGCGTTTGCTCATGTACGTCTAATGTTAGCAGAAGCACGTGGTAAGTTTACACAGATTGCTGGCCCACAAGGCGGTACAACAATGAACGCAGATCAACTTCGTACAGATGCTATGGGCGAAATCGACAAACTAGAAACAGAACTAACATTATACAGCGAAGGCAGTGTTGGCCTTGGCTTTGTTATAGGCTAAAATGATACTAGGAAAACACCATTGTACGATTGATGAGATAACATACGATCGTCAAGAATTACTTGAATTTTACAATCAACATAAACATAACACTATGGGCTTTGCTGATTATATGCAATACCTTACGCCTATTAAACGAGAGTTTAAAGGACGTCCAGGTATGAATGCTGTTGCTGTTCAAAAAACAGAAGGCAAAGATTTGTTGGATTATCCAGTAATACAAAAATATGTAGATATGTTTAACTGGAAAGAATATCCTGGTCCTAGAGAAATTGATTTATTACATTACGATCCAGGATTTAGGTTTCATCCACATACAGATCATTTCATGTGGTGTGGAATAATGTTTCCTATCTTACCAGAAGATGCTGGCGAGCCTATTGTGTTCTACAGTAGGCCTGGACATGAGCCAGAACGTAATGTAAATTACGAAAAAATACATGGTTGGACTGATGATGATATAGAGTACACTCATTATTATAGTAACAAACATCCGACACTGTTTAATGGAATGGCAGTACATGGTGTACCAACAGTTAAACGAGAGCGTGTCTATCTAAGAATTAAAATACTGGGTGAAGCATTTGATAGCGTTGTTTCTAAATTAGAATCTGGTAATTTTGTAATACAATAAAGGAATAATATGAAAAAAGTAGTGGGAATTTGTGGTCTTATTGGACACGGTAAAGACACAGCGGCAGGTTTTTTAATTGAACAAGGATATCAGCGCATTAGTTTTGCTGGTGTACTTAAAGATACATGTGCTGCGTTATTTGGCTGGGACAGAATTCTACTAGAAGGTAACACAACTGAGAGTCGTGCCTTTAGAGAGCAAGTAGATACATGGTGGGCAAATCGTTTAGACATACCCGATTTTACACCACGTTATGCCCTACAGCATATTGGCACAGACGTTTTTAGAAGAAATTTCCATCCTGATATCTGGGTAGCGGCATGTGAACGTCAAATTGAAATGACAGATAAAAATGTTGTAATTAGTGACTGTCGTTTTTATAATGAGCTCAATGTTATTAAAAGATTAGGTGGAAAAACAGTAGTGGTATGGAGACATGCTAAACCAGACTGGTGGGCAACGGCATCCAATGTTAACAAAAGTGGAACTAATAGTCAAACAAACAATACAATGCAAGTAATTTTTCCAGAAATACACCCAAGTGAATGGAGTTGGGCTGGCTGGAAATTTGATTTTGAGATAAATAATACCTCATCTTTGGACAATTTGAAAAAAGATGTCTTATTAAAACTTAATTAAGTACACACTTAACCGCATATCACCCCCTTTTTTTATATTCTCCTATAAATAATGTTAGAACACAAGTTTATAAACTTTTTAAAAAGGAGACTCCAAAATGGCAAATCTTGTTTCACCTGGCGTACAGGTTTCAGTAACAGACGAGTCAGTATACGGCCCAGCGGGTGCAGGCACAGTTCCAATGTTGTTTATTGCAACAGGCGAAAATAAAACAGACCCAACAGGTACAGAAACTGACGGTATTGCAAAATACACAAAGTCGGCCAATTCGGGCAAACCGGTTTTAGTTACATCACAGCGTGAGCTTACACAATACTTCGGTAACATTGATTTCCGCATTGTAAGTGGCACAGTACAACAAGGTGATGAAACAAACGATTATGGTTTGCTTGCGGCTTATTCATTCTTAGGTCAAAGTTCAGCGGCATATATTGTCCGTGCCAATGTTAATTTAACAGAATTACGTCCTAAATCTTCAGAACCAACTGGAGATCCAGCAAACCTAACATACTGGATTGATCCAAATGGTACAAATTTCGGTATTTACGAATTTACTGCAAGCGGTTGGGAAGCAAAAACTCCAACAGCAGAAATTGTTTCAACAGCAGGTTCTGCTACTACAGCAGTAGTAAACGGTGACTATCTTGTTGAGATTGTTAACGGCGTTTCTGATACACAGGTAGTGTATTACAAAGGCGTAACTGGTTCATGGACACCGATCACAAGCACATTTGCACCACATTACAGTGATCCAAATGCAACTGGCAGTAGTGTAGTTGGTGATGTTTGGATTAAAACTACAGTCCCTGGCGGCGGCATCAGTTTAGATGTTGCACTATATACAGGAACATCTGGTGGTTTTGTTCAAAAGACACCAGCATATGTTAATGCTTCAACAACAGATCCAACTGGTATTGCTACAGACGTTAATCAAGACGGAACATCAGGTTCTGCTCGCTCATTAGTTGATGGTGATATTTGGTTAGCAGTAGATGCAACAACTGGTTCTATAACAGTTAAGCGTTGGGATGATACATCTGCACAACAATGGGACGACATTGCAACTAACGCTACAGTAGCAACTGGTGGTTATGTAATGGAAGTAAGTACATCACAACCAACCGGTGCTCCAGCAAATGGAACATTATGGTATGACTCAGACGTTAACGAGTTAGACATTTATGAATGTGCTTTAGATGGTGGTATTCAAAAATGGATGAAGGCCAGTGACGTACAATACGGGTCAAGTGCTCCACTAACTGACACAGCAGGTGGCGCCCTAGCAGATGGTGACTATTGGGTTGACACAGATGCTGATGGTTATCCTGTAATTTACAGACATAACGGTACAGCATGGATTCTAAAAGACAACACAGATCAAAGCACAAGTGCTGGTGTTGTATTTGGTGATATCACAGACCTAGCAAACACGGGTGGTGCATACGTTGCATCTGCTGGTGTTCTTGCAAGTGGTCCAGATCCACTAGTATATCCAACAGGTATTACAGCAATTAACATGTGTCGTAGTGGTAACACTGTTCGTAAATATGACAGTTCACTAGGTACAGCATGGAAGTGGCGTAACTTCGCAGGTAACCAAGCAAATGGTGCTGGTTCATTTGGTCGTAAGGCGCAACGTAAAGTGGTAGTAAATGCAATGCAAGCAAGCGCAAGTGCAACAGAGCTTCGTGAAGATACTGTTCAATTCCGCTTAATTGCTGCTCCTGGTTACCCAGAAATGTTTGATGAAATGGTTACACTAAACAGTGACCGTAATGAAACAGCATTTATTATTGTCGATAGCCCAATGCGTAAAAATCAAACAGAAATTCTAAACTGGATTGATGGAACTAATGCTATTGAAAACGGCGAAGATGGACTAGTTGGTCGTAACACCTATGCTGCAGCTTACTATCCAAGTGCATTAGCAACTGACCCAGTAAGTGGTAAGAGTGTAGTTGCTCCTGCATCACATATTGCATTATACACATATGCATATAATGATAACGTGAGCTTCCAGTGGTTTGCTCCAGCAGGTTTAACTCGTGGTGTTGTACAGAACGCAACAAACGTAGGCTACATTAACAGTGAAGGTGAATTTACTCCACTAGCACTAACACAGGGTAGCAGAGATGCAATGTATGAAAAGAAACTAAACCCAATCGCAAGATTCCCTGCAGAAGGTATTGTGGTATTTGGTCAGAAATCTCTACATACAGGTGCAAGTGCTCTAGATCGTGTAAACGTTGCACGTCTAACAGCATACTTGAGAGAGCGTTTTGCAGTTATTGGAAGACCTTACTTGTTTGAGCCAAATGATACAATTACTCGTTCAAATGCTAAAGGTACATTTGATGGCTTTATGGGTAATATCCTAGCACAACGTGGTGTGTATGATTTTGCGGTTGTTTGTGATGAAACAAACAATACACCAGCAAGAATTGATGCAAATGAACTTTACATTGATGTTGCAGTTGAGCCTACTAAGGCAGCAGAATTTATTTACATTCCAATTCGTATTGTTAACACAGGTGAATTAGGCTAAAATAAAACTATACATAACATAAAATGGCGGTGTCAAAAAAGGCATCGCCATTTTTTGTTCAAATTGTATAAATAAGAGTATAGTAGAAACTTTTTAAAGGAGAATTAAAATGGCTGTTACTACAGATTATGGTGTCCCTATTGATGGCTCAACAGGTTCAACACTTATGCCTAAACTACAATATCGCTTCCGTGTAACATTCACTAATCTAGGTGATGTTGATGGTAAAGCGGTAGCAAGAAACGTAATTAGTGTAGGTCGTCCTGGTTTAACACATGATGATCTAACAGTTGACGTTTATAATTCAAAAATACGTCTTGCAGGTAAACATACATGGGAAGATATTACACTTGTTCTTCGTGATGATGTAGATAGTGAGGTTATTAAAGCAATTGGCTCTCAAATGAGTAAGCAAGTCAACCATGCAAGTCAAAGCTCTGCAAGGTCAGGCGGCGGATACAAATTTAAAACCAAAATTGAAACATTAGACGGCGGTAATGCTGGCGAAGAAACAGTTTTAGACGAATGGGAATTGGTGGGTTGCTTTATTCCTACTGTTGCCTATGGTGATTTAAACTATTCAACTAGTGATCAAGTCCAAGTTACTGTAACATTGCGTTATGACAATGCTAGTAATACAATCGCTGGCGCTGATGCACTAAGTGGTGTTACTGTTGACGGTGCCAGCTCAACAGCAACCGTTTAATAGGAATTAGGTATGGGTAAGTATCTAGGTGATGTAGCATCTGACGTTTATGGCGTCACAACTACTGGTACACAGTCATTGTTGCCTAGATCTAAATTTCAATTCTCTGTTACTATGACTCTTGTGGATGCTAATGGTACTCACAAGAGTTTTCCTTTATCTAGGATAGTAAGTATTGATCAACCTTCATATTCTTCTAGAGTATCAACACTTAATCAGTATAATAAAAAACGATTAGTTCAGACAGGCATAGATTATTCTCCTATTCAACTTGTTGCTTATGATACACGAGATGCTTATATTGAAAACTTTTTAAGATCATACTCACAATACTATTATGGAAATACAATGGTTGTTGATACACCAAATATTTTTAAAAATGATATTGTTAATGGTACGTTCAATCAGAAAAGTGGATTTTCTGGAACTGGTATGAAGCCAACATCTAATGAAAAATATTATATTAATAATATGAAAATTATTAGAACATCAAGTAGTGATGATATTACAGTAACTACAATATATAATTTAATGATAACAAGCATACAAGCAGACTCGTTAAATTATAGTGATTCCCAACCTATACAGTATACTATTAGTTTTAATTATGAAGGATTCGACATTAGATCTGGTAATAAAACAGAATCCTTCTTTGCTTCAGAATTGGATCAACTTAACTCTCTTCTTTAATGAATAAATAATATTATGGCATTAAAGTTTCAAAACGGATTATATGAATTAATTAATCCTAAAAAATATATAGGTAAACATCAACCCAGATATCGTAGTGGTTGGGAATTAGCAGTATTTCGTATGTGCGATAATCATCCTGCTATATTGGGTTGGGGTAGTGAAACTCACAGAATTCCATATAAAAATCCATTAACAGGAAAACAAACTTCATATGTTCCTGATTTACTACTAATATATGTAGATAAAGAAGGAAAAAAACATGCCGAAATGGTTGAGATAAAACCTAGTAAACAAACATTAGGTGAAGCAAAATCAATACAACAAAAAACACAGGCTGTGATAAATCATGCAAAATGGGAAAGTGCTAAAGCATGGTGCTCTGCACAAGGACTTGGTTTTAGAGTAATTACAGAAAATGAAATATTTAATAAACCTCAAAATTCCAAAAGGAAAAAAAGAAAATGACAAGAAAACTTGAAGAAGAATTTAATCTTCCACCATTAGATGAAATTACATATCAAGGTGAGGAACAAGTTCCTGTTGAAAAAACCATAGATGATATAAAAAATGAAATTGAAGTTACAAAATCAAATATGCATATTGCGGAACGAGTGGATACAGCCTTGCCGGCAGTTTATGGATTAGAAGAATTAGATAGAGAAATGGATGATTATGCAGCTAAAGCAATGTCGACATTTGAAGATTTGTGTGACTTGGGTAAAAATGTAGAAGATAGACATGCTGCTCCTATATTTGATAGTGCCAGCAAGATGCTAACTGCTGCACTACAAGCAAAACAACATAAAATGGATAAAAAACTTAAAATGATTGAGTTACAAATGCGTAAGGCAAAATTAGATTTAGATACCCGTAGGGTAGATGCATCTATTAAAGACAAAGATGATATTTCAGAAGAAGTAGAAGGTAGATTTATTGGCGATCGTAGTAGTATGTTAGCCGAAATCATGGCCAAAATGAAAGAAACGGATAAATAATAGTAACGGAGAATAGTGCTATGAAATCGTTTAAAGATTATTTAACAGAATCAAAACAGTCATATAAGTTTCGAATCAAAATGGCTGTAGAACCGTCTAATGAACAGGTAGACAAAATTGAACGTCATTTACAAAAATATGATATTGAAAGTGGTGTGAGCGCACCCAAAAAATTAATGCTACAGAGCGCACCATATGATTTCCCACAGTTACGTGGTTATGAGATCTATGTAATGGAATTTTCGACTGCTCGTCCAGTAAGTGCATACCAAGTCGGTATTGAACTACAAAATATAATTGGATTAGGAGACGGTATGCTGAAAGTGCGTAGTGAACATGAACCACTAGAAAAGCAAGAAATGGAAGCAGATGGTGTAGATGATGAAGGCCGTCCTGCATTACTTGCTGATGGAGAATACAGCGAAGCAGAAAAAATTGACGGCGCTGATTATTATGGCGATAAATTTAACACAAGTTTTGTACAAGAGCTTTTAAAACTCCGTAAAGATAAAGAAAAAGAAATCGCGGGGAAAGAAATCGATG